TGGCGGTGCGGCCGGCCTCGGTGCGCGTCTTGGTGTCGAGGTAGTACAGATCGTCGATATCGAATTCGGTCCCGAACTGGACGCCGTTGATCTTTTCGTCAATGCCGAGGCCGTGATCGAGTGACGTTTCGAAGTTCACGATCAACGACTGCAAACATTGCGAGTAGTACTGTTGCAACAGCGGTTCGACGTTCGCGTACGGCGGTGGCGGCCCGATCCCGATCATGTATGGCGGCACGTGGTAGCACGAACACACCGTCTCGCCGGACCATCGCAGTTGTTCCAGCAATTGAGCGTCAACGGGTTTGATCGTCAACGCCTCGTACTTCATCCCGTCCGACAACAGCGCGACTTTCCCGGCGTTATCGCCGGTGAAATTCACTTGCCAGAATTCTTTTGCGCGGTCCGCTTGTTCCTGCGAAATACCACCTGGCACCGTAATCACGCCGCCAGGTGTCGCACCGTTGGCGAAAAACTTGGTACTGCTGTTCTGGATCTTCAACCCCTGAATCGCGGCCAGCGCACACGCGTACAAGGGCGACACACCGCAGAGTGGGTGATACAACGTCACCATCGTGTCGTGGATGATCTCGGACGCGGGCACCGCCTCGAGGCCGCTTAGATCGGTATCGAGTCCCGCGAGATCATCCCGTTTCAATTCGTAGTACACGCTGCCGTCGGGCGCCACGAGCGGCGTCACACGCGACGGATCGAGCACGTACATCGCACGCACGACGTTGCGGTTGTCGCGTTCCTTCAGGACGTACGTGTTGCCCCACGAGAGTTTCGACACGTTCCACTGCTCGACGAATTTGTTGATCGTCTGGTAGCGATTCGGACGCCGCAACACCGGCGAAAAGGCCGGTGTGTCGGTTGGCATCCATATCCCGTCGTCATCCTCGACGACGAGCCGCAGACAGAGTTTGCCAATGTCCGACGCGATCAACGTGATGCACGCGAACACCGCAAAGAACGAAAACACGTTGTCGGTCGTGGCGTACACGTTCTGTTGCCAGGCACCGGTAAAGGGTTCCTTGACCAGCCGGTACCAGCCGCGATCCGCGTACGCCGTTTCCGACGCCGGCCGCAACACCGGTAACGCGTCCGGCGGTGCGGCCTTGCGTGCGAACGTCCGGAGAAAACCAAGTACATCCATGGTTCAGCGTCGGCGGTTGGGTTTCGGTGTCTCCGGTGGCGGTGCGGCCTCGGCCTCGACGACTTTGGCCGTTCCTTGCAGTACGAAGAACTGGCGGTACGCGTTGAGCGTGAATTCATCGGCCGCCGTGATCGTGAAGTGCGATCCCGTCGGCCGTTTCACGTTGTCCCATTCGCACGTATCGCTCAGGGATTCCATGTCGAGCGTGAGTGGCTCACCCATGGCCCTACACCGCGGCGTACGTCTGGTTCGTGAACGCCACGCAACCGGTCCGGCCACGTTTCCAGTTGATGTACCGTTCGGCCCTGAGTCCGACCAAGTTGTTTTGCCAGAGTGACGCGAGAATCGTGGTGGCCAGTGCGGGGTTGTCCGGCGCCGAATCCATTTGCACCGACGCCTCACGTGACACGTCGATCGTCACGCCACCGTCGTCGGCAAACAGGATCGCTTCGGGCGCAGCCATGATCACGTGGTTCGCTGCGGTTTCCGACGTGTACACCGGGAACCCTTCGGCGGTGCCACCCATCACACCCAACCCCGGAAAGAGCGACTGCCCCAGCGGATTCAGTGAGGCACCGAGCGCCAGCGCGTTCGTTTCCGACATGATCAACGCACACCGCGACGGCGCAATGTTGGCCGCGACCATCGCCGCCGCGAGCGCCAGGATGTCCGTCCGTGCGTTGTTGGGTGACGTGCCAGCCGACGTGATCGGTGTGATCCCGTTCGTGATCGAACCCGGCGACACGTTCGCGACGGGTGCCACCGTCGGATCGGTGAACTGTTGATCGAGGTACTGCGCGATCCCGGCGATCATGTCGCGCCGGATCACGGCCTCGGCCGACGGCGTCGAACTTCGCGCCAGTTCGGCGGTGATGACGATGATCCCTGCGACTTTCGTGATCCCAAGCGTGACCGGTGCGAACTGCAGTTTCGACACGGGTTTCGGCGCACCCTGTCCAACCCACTGGTAGGTGCCGCCTCCCGTTTGCGCCGGTACCTGCACGTTGAACGGCACGTTCATGAGGTTTGCGATCTTGCCGATCAACGTGGCCGGTCGGAGTAGTTCGAGGAATTCGGTTGCCAACGGTTGCAGCACCACGAGTGGGCCAGCCCATGCCGCGTCGGTCGTGTTCCCCGGTGCGACCGCCGCACGCAACACGAGGCCGACTTCCGGCGTCGAATCCTTCCACCGTTCCGCGTAGTTGATCGCGTCCTGTCCCCAGCCGCGGCCGTTGATGATGGCCTGGCACAGGCGAATGAACGCGGTCCCTTTCGGCAGTTGACTGCGGACTGTAATCACCGGCGAATCGCCACCACGTGCCGCCGCCGCCGCCTGCGAGCTCGTGCCGGTGGACGGCGTGATCTGGATCATCGCCGTTTTATTGCGCTGTTCCTGGGCACGCAGTCGCACAAGGTGCGCGTCGATTGCGTCGATTTCACGCGCCAGCGTGTCGTACTCCTCGGCCTGTGTCGCGTCGAGCGTCGCGCCGGATTCGCTGGCCGTCGACATGATCGCGGTCATGCGAGCGTCGGCCGCTGCGCGGGTATTCGTGAATTGAGCAAGCTGTTCGGGAATCGTCATGGTGGATCGCGCACCTTTCGTGGCGCGAACGACTGGTAAACCCGTGACGCCGGGAATGGATGAACGGCCCGTCGCGGCCATGTCGAGTGCCTTGATCGATTCGATCGTCGCGCCGGGATGCGCCGGGATCGCGACGAGCGACAGTTCTAGAATTTCCGACTTGATGTAGCGGAAGGAAAACGTACCGGCGATCAACGCCTCTTCGATTGACCGGAAGCCAATCGACACGCCGGCCAGCAATCCGGCTTTGATGGATTGCCACGCCTCGTCGATCCGGTCTTTCACCTTGCCGGGTTCGTCAATCGTCGGTAGCGTGGCCTCGAACTCAAGGCCGTCCTTCGTGGGCGGAAAGAATCGCACCTGGCCGACCGGTTGTGTAGTGTCGTGGTACAGCAATAGGGGAACAGGATTCTTGAACTGAATCCCCAACGGTTCCACGACGTCGCCCATGCGGTCGGGTTCCGGCGTTGACGCGATCCCGGCAATCGTGCGCGTCTCCGCGTTGGCGGATTTGATCTTCAGGAATGCATACGCACGTTTCGTCGCCATGGCGCCACAGTGTGCGCCTCGGCCAATAATTTCCTCCGCAGGAAATTAACCGCGTGGATTGACGCCAGGCACGAACCGCATGAACCGGGGCTCGTCGTCGGTGCGGTCGTCGATCATTTCGCGCATGATCTCGGACATGCGCCGGCCTTGCGCGTCGGCCACCCGTTTCAACTCCATGCGTTGCGCTGGCGTCACGGTCACGGTCAACCGTACCGACGGCGATCCACCCGTGAGCGTTGGTCGTCCGGGGCGTTTTTGATCAGACATGCGCCGATCCTCCAAACACGAATGTTTGGTACTGCGGCGCCGGTGCGGGTACGGTGAGCCACGCCGACAACGCCGCAATCGTCGCATCAATCCCGTCGATCTTGTTCAACGAGAATGGCGTGTCTTTTTTCGTCACGAGCGATTTATCCACGCGACGCGTGACGCACACATTCGAGGCCATCCACCGGAAAATCGGGTGCGCGGTGTGTCGAAACGTCCTGGCCAGGATCCGCTTTTCAAGTTCCTGCGCCGGCGACGTCCACACGGCCGCGTTTTTCGCGACGACACGCGCAGGGTGGCCGTCCGTTGCGATCGACGTCATCATCTGCGCCGACTGGTAGCGATCACCGACAACAGCGCGAACGTCGAAGCGTTCGAGCGATTGCCGGATGTCGGACTCGATGCGATTGAAATCAATCGCGTTGCCGTCGGTCAGCTCGAGGAGGCCGTCGCGTGCCCACGCCGCATAGTGCGCCGTGGTCGACGCCTGATGTTCGGCCACGAGATCGGCCGGGAAGTAGAACCGGGGAAACGCCACGAGATCGGCGCCGAGCTCGAACACGTGCACCGTGGCCGTGATGTCGTTGCAGTCGGAGAGATCCACGCCGATCCAACATGGCTTTCCCTTGAACGCGTCGAGCGTCAACGTCGTATCGCCGCACGCATCCCACCGCGCCAGGTTCAACCACGCTTGCGCGGCGCCGGTCCACCGGTTGCACCGTTTCGCCGTGAACTCTCCCAACGTGGACGGAGAATTCCTGGCCTCGGCCGCGTACTCCCGCATTTTCTCCAGCGTCGGTGTGATGCCGAGCATGGGATTCGCTTTCATCCACACGCGTTCGTCGAACACGGAATCTTCGTCGTCGATCGCGAAGATCACACCGAAATAGTGGTCGACCGTCACCACCGTTTCGAGGATCTTCTTCACCATGGCCTCTTGCTCGTAGCAGATTCCCGATACGTTGTATCCGGCCGTGGTGACCACGAGCACGAGTTGATCGGCACGACTGCCAAGCGACGAGCGGATCACGTTGAAGAGCGCCGGTGTGGGGTGCGCGTGCAACTCGTCGAGGATCGCCAGATACGGGTTCCACCCGTCCTGCGTCGAGCCCTTGGCGTTGATCGTCTGAATGAATCCGCCATTGTGATCGCACGTGATCGAGTGCGCCCATGCGACCACGCCGAACGCCTCCCGTAGATCCGGCGTGCGTTTCACCATCTCCAACGCTGGCCGGAACACCTTCATGGCTTGCGTCCCCGTCGTCGCGCCAATGATGATCTGCGGCCCCGGTTCGCCTTCGCACGTCAGGCAGTACAACGCGATTGCCGCGGCCAACGTGGATTTGGCGAACTTCCTGGCCGCGCAGATGTACGCCATGGAAAACCGCCGACGGCCGGCCGACGTGCGCCACCCGAACAGCGTGGTCAGGATGAACACTTGGACCGGTTGCAGTTCAATCGTGGCCGTCGACCACGTCCCCTCGACGTGGGGTAGTTTCTCCACAAAGTCGCACACGTCGTTCGCGTGCCAGCTCGACCATACGAAACCCCACGACGGGTTAACCTCGGCACGTTCCCGATCCCGCTGCTGACGATCACAAGCCAAACGGAGCCACTTCCCAGCCACCAGGCGCCCCGCAACCACGTCGGCGCAATACTTGACCGCCACCGCAACGTAATCGCGTTGTACGGCCTCTGGTACTGTCGAGCTAGCGGTGGCCCGCGTTCCCGATTCCGTTTCCCTTGAACCGGTTCGACGGCGCTGCCGCGTTGGCTTTTTGACCAACCTGCGAGGCCGGTGTGTCGTAGAACTCCGTCGCATATTGTCGATACGCTGTAATCAGGGCGACATTGACCGGCGCACCGGTTAACCACCGGTCGGTCAACTCGGCCTCAATCCGGCAGTACTGCGCCAGCGCGAGCTCGCACCCCGTCACGTTCTGGCCGCGTCGCCGGTATATCCCGGTGTGCTCCTCCCACAGTTCGAGCGCACGGCCCGTGAGCCATTTCGGCGGCCTCAACTCGCCGTCGATCGCCGGCACGTGCGCGTCACGTGCACGGCACTCGCGAAACGTCCCACGCACCACACGCGTATGGTTCGATAGCGCCCGACTCACCGGATCATCCCCGGAGGGTGCGACCGGCCACGGGTTTTCCTGCC